ACCAAAACATAATTCTTGTTGACCCGAACAGAACTATTGATGATAATAACAATGTTGCTGAAAGATTAGTAGACCATGAAAATTTGGTTATGTATGCTAACTTGGAAGCACAACAAATTCCAAGAACGAGATTAGCGGTTGGAGGTTCTCCTGAAGATGTTGTTAGAAACGTATCAATTGCATCAATCAATTTTCTAAGACCTGGTAAGAAAAACCCAAATGGTCCTGATTTTCTAACCAATGATTATTTGGATGAAATAACGGGTGAAAATTCTGTTGCGGGAGAGGCAATCAACCAAAGAAAAGAAAGAATTATTCAAAACTCCAATGATGATTATTATTACATCAATGAACTGGTTGATAAAAATAATAATATAGATACAGGATTGTTGGGTATTACAAGTATCCGTATAAAAACGGGTATGAGTTTTATTCCAACAGTTACTATGGAACTTGAAGACATACAAGGGCGCGCATTGTTTGAAAAAGGTGAACAATCACCATATGCTGTATTTTTCAATCTACCATATCCACAATTCTATTTGACTATAAAGGGTTATTATGGTCAAGCGGTAAGATATCAACTTGCTTTGGAAACATTCAATGCCAGGTTCAATACTCAAAGTGGTAACTACCAAATAACATTAGTCTTTAGAGGTTTCAAATATAATATTTTGAATGAAATTGCGTTGGGACATTTGTTGGCAACACCACACATGTATTCAACAACATATAAGATACAACCAGGTACTGAAACACAAGGACAAGGTTCTGCACAAAATAGTGTGGGTAATACAAGTGGTGGTGTTAGAGATGTTATAACAGAAGGTGGATATCAAAAAATTGTTGAAGTTTATTCTGAATATAAAAGTAAGGGGTTAATTCCTGATGATTTCCCTGAACTAACATTGAGTCAACTTATTAAGAGAATGGATAGGTTTGAATTATTACTATCTAATTCAATGGACCAAGCTGATTTGGGACCACTAACTGATGCTCAAAGTTATTTGATTGATGTTGAGAATTATGCAAAAGACGTTTATTCAACCCCACAAGAATCTTGGTTTGACAAATATATTGATACACAATCCTTTTTGGTTTTGTCTAAAAACAATCAAAAAGTTTATAGACTAAAAAAACAATTTAGAGAGGATACAACCGCAAGAGAAAAAGCAATATCTGAACTAAAAGCCATAATTGAAAATTCAAATAGATTATTATCTGAAAACCTTACATTTGGTAGTAAAGGTACCGACCCAATTCAAAACTCAATTGATTACACTGACTTTGTTGTAAATGCAGAAGCGTCAAATGTGAATTGGGAAAAGACATATACTGAATATTTTGGTAGTGCTGGTACTTCACAACAAATTGAAACATTTAGAACTCAATTAGTTCAAGAAGGATATTTTGACCAAATATTAGAATCTGATGCTAATGGTAATATAACGTCTTACAATTTGTTTTTTGTATTTGAAGGTGCTGAAGGAACATTCTTAGCTCAGATAAATCAAATGATTAAGTTGGCTAATTCAAAGAAAAACGATGTTGAATTGGCATTATCAACAAAACTTTCAAAGATGATTGAAAGTAAAAGTTCGGGTATAGGATTCAAACCATCTATTAGAAACTTTATTGCCGTTATTATGGCAAATACCGAGGCGTTTGTTAGGTTATTGAGTGACGTACACAGAGATGCTTATGAAAATAGAACAAACCCCGCCAGATTGAATGCAATCAAAGTACAACGAGCATCAGCGTCAAATCAAGACAGGGCTGAAGATGAAGTTTATCCTTGGCCACAATTCTTTGTTGAGGTTACGAATGGAAAATCAGAAAGGTTCCAACTAAAATACGTTGGAGACCCTGCATATAGAGATTTGACACAATCTTATAACACAAAGGCTTGGCCTGAAGTGGCGTTTGTTGAACAATTTATGAGAGGTTCTGCTGAAACATTACAAGAACCCGAGTCTGATGCGATGGATAATGAAACCACAACGGTAAATAGAATTACTCTAAATGCATTGGAGTTTCCACAAACAAACGCTCCTTATCTAAATAAAGAAGAGATAAAATACTTCTATGAGATTTGGGAAAGATTTTATATGTTATCACATTACACTCGTCTTTCAAGAGAAACTGCACAGACAAGTGAAATTTATGATGTGATGGCATCTTTAGAGGCGGACAACATCATCACAAGTTTAGGGGTATCAAATCCATATTTGATTAATAAATTGAAACAATATGATTTCAATTCAACAAATTATGTAAACTATCTTTCATCAATATCTAATGAGGGTAGAGGTGTTGCGATTCAACAATTCATCAGAGATTATTATGTAACTGGGTATATTCAGGCAATTACCGATAACACATTTGAATTGTTTGATGGTGATTATGCGTTATCAGGTGTTGCTCAGGTAAACAAAAACTCAAAAGAAATTGATAAGTTAATTCAATATATTGCGTCAACAAAATCAAATTCAACTGATATTACAGATACATATCCTTTTGTTATTGAAGAATGGGATGGTCAAAACCTACAAGATGGGTTACAGTCTGGTGTTGTTGAAAATGTATATAACACAAGTAAGTCAATCTATTTCAACGAAGACAAAAAACTTATAGCCAACTTTACAACTAATACAGGTTTACAACAAAATAGACCCGTAACATCATTTGGTTTCAATGACCCCGTCTACCCAAAGATTGACGACTTTACAGATTTCTATGACACGAGGTCACCATACTCTTGTTTCATAACAGAGGGTTCATTGAACTATATAAACTTTGATGGAAACACAACCGCAACACAGACAGTTTCCATAATGAATACCCCATTCTTTATCAACGCAATCCAACAAGGAACCTATAATTGGTTGAATGGTGATGAGTACCCATTTATTCAGGGTTCATACCTTTTCTTGAATAGTTTACCTTTAGCAACTGTTTCTGAGAGATATAAAACAAGTGACGAAGCGACTAAAACTTATGTCGATTTGGATTACATATTTGCGAGTTTTAGAAAATATGGTGCGTTACATAAGTTACCATACGCTTGGGTGTTGAAGTATGGTAGTATATGGCACAGATATAAAACTTATATCAATACGGGTGTTGACATCTTGGATACGGTTTGGAGTGGTCAAAGTTACGAGTCTAACTACGACCCAATAACTAATAGTATTAATAAGACTTATGAAATCACAACTAATGGTGAGACATATTCTATTGTTTTATCTGATACCCAAGTAGATGTGAATGGAAATTCTGAAACAAGAGTCAACGTAGGATTTTATCCACGATTGGTGAATGACTTTTATGTATTCCTAAATTCGTATAATCTGTTTTCAACGTATACGAATGAGGATATTCAAAGTGCTATTGATAGGGGTGAACTTTATGTTGGTAATGTTTTGGACCAAAACTTATTCGCTGAAGATGCAAACGATGCTGATAGAACGGTATCGGTATCTCCGTGGACTACATTTGTAAAGAGAAGAAGAACACAAAACGAATATTTTATTATCCCATCTATGGGTGGTATTCCGACAACAGGAGATGATACAAGTCAGATTGAAGCCGAGTGTTTCCTAAATGGTGAGATGGTTACTGAAGTTTCAGGTAATACCAACGTCTATGATGGAACGATTAGAACATTCTGGGGTGCACCCACATATGGTTATTTTGAAACAAACAATGTGACCAAACCTGACCATACAGAATATATGAAGGTTCTTACACAAGACCTTACCGAAACAATACAACACGCATTTGCAATTGATGGTTATGAAACCGATTCTCCCTATAAATCCATAGAGGATTTATTTGGTACATTTGAAAGGGGTGTGTTGGATTTGATGGAACAAGAGTTTTTGAATTTCTCAAAACCTGTGTATTCATTGGTAAATAATAATGGTACCACAAGAGTTGGGGTGTTCAATGTTGATAAGGGTGACCAAGACAGACAATATAAAAACTTCCAACTATTGATGAGAAGTATTATGTTGGTTCAGAATGTTGGTTCTGCGGACTTTAGTGACTTGGTAAAAGAATTGACTGAAAAACAATTCAGTAATTTGACGAACATGTTGAGTAATTTCATGGAATATGATGTGGTTCTAAAATTAGGTAACCCATCACAATTCAACAGAAGATTATTCAATTCGTTCTCAAGTCAACCACCTGTTGACAAAATTTCATTTACCCCCTATGTAACAGGTACTGTACCTGGTGATGGAATCACGGTTGCTCAGTCAAGAGCGGCAAACCCCGCAGCTTGGAATGCTTTGGACCTAAATGTTGGATTTAGTACCATTGATGGAATTGCGTACTCTACATCAACAGTACCTGCAGATTCTGCGTCATTTATTACAGATTTCTTTATTGATAATAATATTGCCTTTACTGATAGTAATGTTGCTCAGACAGCTCCATTGATAAAGATGTATGCAACACAAAAGTATTTGGATAATACATTAGACTCAACGGCATTTACATCATTGATTGATGGATTGAGAACCACACAAGCTGACTTCCAATCAAATTCATTCAATTCAATGTTTACTAAGATTAGAAAAAATCTACCAACTGTAGATGTACAACCTTCAAGAGTTCAACCAAGTGTTGTGACTGGTACACAATTACCAAGTGAACTTTATGAAACATTCAAAGCACTAAACGATAAATGGATTGCGGGTTATGATTACACAAACAAAACACTATTTGAAGATATTCTCTTCTTGGATAGAGCGAGCAGGAACATTGGAGACGATGTCATTGCTGATATCTACGATTTGAAAAATTACTTTAATTCACTGAACGTAAACGGAACGGTTCAAGATTATATTACAGGTATTCTGACAAAGAACCACTTTGTTGTAATGCCAATGCCGGCTTATATAAACTTCTATAACGTACAAAATGTAAGTCAAAATGTTACACCAAAGATTGAGGGTAGTTTGGATTTTGCAAACAAAATGTGGGGTACATATCTAAACGTTGATACAAGAGCAACAACATCTAAGTTGGTTTGTTTCTATGTTGATAGACCTTCTGAGATTTTGGATATGAATGAAAATTCTGATTTCAGATTTAGAGATGATGGATTTGATTTGAGAAGGGCATCTGATAATCCACTATTGGAAGACCAAACAAATAAGACAGACTGGGCTTTGTCAAACAGAGTTGTTGGATTCAATGTTGACGTTGGTATAAGAAACCAAAACGTATTTCATGGTTTGACGGTTTCACAAGAACCGGGTAAAGCAACCGCAGAATCCTTGATTGCTTTGGATAATATGATTGCTCAGGCGAACGGAAAAAACACCTCAACCCAAAACGTAAGTTTGTATTCGATATACAAAACAAGAAGTTATCAGTCAACTGTACAATGTTTGGGTAATGCAATGATTCAACCAACCATGTATTACAACCTAAGACACGTACCTATGTTCAATGGTGCGTATATGATTATGGATGTTGAACATATTATATCACCTGGTACCTTTGAAACTACCTTTATGGGTATGAGACAGCCTGTTATTGCTTTATCAACAATTGACAACTTTATACAACAGCTCAACCAAAACTTATTAACTAAGATGGTAGGTGAGATTACACAAAAAAGAGGACAACAAGTTCAAAGTAGAGAACAACAGAGTAATGATATTAATAAAACTCAAGAAGCGTCTCAACCACAGAACAATTCTCAAACATCACCACCTAACACTTGTAATGAAAAACTCAATGTTGAGTATGAAAATTATATCGAGGCAGAAGTTGTGTCGAGAACCCATACGTACCAAGAGGTGTATGATATAATAGTTTCAACGTTGGATGATGGTGCATTCTCAAGTCTAAGTGAAGTTCAAAAAACAACACTAACTTATTTGGCGTTTGGTACATTGTATGTTGAAAACGGTAGTCAATCTTCGTTTGAATCTAAGAATTATAACGTGGCGAATATTAATTTGGAAAAGTTGTGGGGTGGTAATCTTTCAAACTATTTTACAGATGGTTATTTCTGTGCTACATTCCAAAGTGGTAATATAAAACCAATGGCAACATTTGAGTTTTTGGAAGATAACATATACTTTACAATGATTAGGTTGAGAGATAGAGTACTGAACATGACAACAAATACGGTTGGTATACCAACGTTGGATAGTGAAGCGGATGTGTATATAAAATATTGGCCAAGAGATAACTCATTGAGTGAGGCTCAAGTTACACAAGTAAAATCAACAAGACCTGAAATTGTGACAAAATTTGGTGCTGCTAATGACATTGTGAATGGGTTGTCATCCCAAGGTGAGGAACCAAATGGTGGAAACACGACCACAAATACTAATTCATCTGTAAATCAGGAATTGGCTGACATTACAAAAACAGATGGAATTAATCAAGGTAAAACATTTACCACTAAGTTTACTGTTACAATGAAACCAAATGTTGGGTTGTGGAAGATGTTTATGTTTGATATGGGTTACAAAACAGTACCTGATGACCCAAATGTAGTTGAGTTAGGTTCTGGTGATGTAACATCATTTGCGGCTAATGTTTCTAATTTTCTAAATAGTGATGGACAGTCTACTGTTGAAATTGATGTGTTTGATAATTTAATTATTGATGAGGTGTTTGGTGAAGACCCAACAAAACCTAATAGTACTTATCCTCCTGAAGAATCTAAGGGAGAATACTTATTCCATTTCAGAATTGGGTTTACACCAGTAAACGCTGATGGTACATTAGATACAACTAGAGAACAAAAATATCAAAGATTTGATATTTTATACATACTTTGATATTTATAATAAAAAATGTTATGGACATAAATATGATTTTAGATAGTTATCTTGGAAAAAAAACCAGAACAAGTGAAAAAGACTTGGGTGATGGTACAAAACAAGTGTGTGATTTAGACACGGGTGATTGTTACGTTGTCAGAATGAGAGATGGTCTGATTGAGAGAGTTGACAATACAATGCAAACACACAGAAGAGTCCAAGTTGAAACGCCTCAAGGAGTTAAACAATTATTAAACGGATAATCTAATGAGTGTTGAAGAAAAAATACTAAAAGAAATTACAAGATACAACAGTATCAACAAGTATATTAGTGAGCAAGATGTTCCACCACCTCCAGGTGCTGAGCCAACAACTGATGCTGACACCCCACCAGACCAGGTATCACCAATCCCACCAACAACCGCCGAACCAATCGACGTTGATGCAGACCCTGATGTTGAAAAGTTAGATGATGCAGGAAATGCTGAACCTGAGACTGAAGATACGGGTGAAAGTGATGAAGTTGATGTAACAGAATTAGTTACATCTCAAAAAGATATTGCATCTAAACAAGACCAATATTTTGAACAACTATTTGGTCAATTATCTAACTTAGAGGCTAAGCTAGGTGAAATGGATAGTTTGGTCCAACAATTGAATTCGTTAGAAATGAAAATTGAAAAAATGAGACCAAAAACACCTGAGGAAAAGTTAGAACTAAGAAGTTTAGATAGTGGTCCTTATAATCAAAAACTAAGTGACTTTTTCGTTGACAAAAAAGACGAGATGGAAAAGTCAGGTAAGAATGAATACGTTCTAACTGCTGATGAAGTTGAAGACATCAATCCTGATGAAATCAGAAAAACTTTTGATAGTAGTGATGAAGAAGAAAACGAATTCAGATATTGATTTTCACGTTATTTTTACTATTATTTAGGTTGGTGGAAACATCAACCTTTTTTATTTTTGGTCATTTGACAAACTAAAAAACTATAACTAAATTTGAACTAAACAATTTAAAAAAACAATTATGAGTAACATTTTGGACGCCGTATTGGCACAGTATGAAAAATCAAAAAGCGGAGGGAATTCCCAAGGAACAATGACACAAGAAGAGCGAATGAAAAAGTATTTCGCTTGTATCTTGAAAGACAATGAATCATCAGGACAACGTAGAGTACGTATCCTACCAACAGCGGACGGTTCAAGTCCATTTGTTGAAGTGTGGTACCACGAAATTCAAGTAGGTGGTAAATGGCAAAAATTTTATGACCCAGGAAAAAACGACAACGAACGTTCACCATTGAATGAGGTGTATGAAGAATTGATGTCAACGGGTAAAGAATCTGACAAAGAATTAGCTAAACAATACAAATCACGTAAGTTTTACATCGTAAAAGTTGTGGACCGTAATGCGGAAGAAGAAGGTGTTAAGTTTTGGCGATTCAAACACAACTACAAGAATGAGGGTATCTTAGATAAGATTATTCCTATTTGGCGTCAAAAAGGTGATGTTACTGACGCAACCAAAGGTCGTGACCTTATTATTGAATTGACTAAATCTAAGACAGGTGCAGGTAAGTCATATACTAATGTATCAACTATTATGTATGATGACCCAAGTCCGTTGCATGAAGATGCTGATACAATGAAATCTTGGTTGGCTGACGAATTGACTTGGAATGATGTTTATTCTAAGAAACCTGTAGAGTATTTGGAAGCAATTGCTCGTGGTGAAGTTCCACGTTGGGATTCAGACCAAGGAAAGTATGTCTATGGTGATGATATGAGTGAGACCATGGTTATGGGAGGAACATCAAGTTCAAGTAACTACCAAGACCCACAGGCAAATATGGATGCCGATGAGGACCTTCCATTCTAATAAAACAAAACAACAGATAATGCACGCACTGCGTGCATTATTTTTTTATTTCAAATAATATGGCAATAAAGAAAAATGATTTCAGTTCGTTGAAGAAGAAATTTTCTACTTCAGCAAAGTACAAACCGCAACGTTATTTTGACTTAGGTCAAGATTTTTTAGATGCGGTAGGATTACCTGGTCCTGCTATGGGACATTTAAATATGTTCTTGGGTCACTCAGACACAGGAAAGACAACGGCTCTTGTAAAGGCGGCAGTTTCAGCACAAAGACAAAACATTCTACCTGTGTTCATTATTACTGAACAGAAATGGAGTTTTGAACACGCAAAACTTATGGGTTTTGAATGTGAGGAAGTTGTTGATGAGGAAACTGGTGAAATGGATTGGGACGGATTTTTCATCTTCAATAACAACTTTTCATATATTGAACAAATTACTGATTATATCAATCAACTTTTAGATGCTCAAGAAAAGGGTGAATTAGAATATGATTTGTTATTTTTGTGGGACTCCGTTGGTTCAGTACCATGTAAGATGACATATGAAGGTAAAGGTGGTAAACAACACAATGCAGCTGTTTTGGCGGACAAAATAGGTATGGGTATCAACCAAAGAATTTCAGGGTCTCGTAAGTCAGATTCCAAGTATGAAAATTCATTGGTTATTGTAAACCAACCTTGGGTTGAATTACCTGACAATCCATTCGGTCAACCAAAAATCAAAGCTAAAGGTGGTGAAGCAATTTGGTTGAACTCATCTTTAGTATTTTTATTTGGAAATCAAAAAGGTGCTGGTACAAATAAGATTACAGCAACTAAAGATAAGCGTACAGTAAAATTTGCTATCAGAACTAAAGTATCCGTTCTTAAAAACCACATTAATGGTTTGGGTTATGAAGACGGACGTATCATTGTAACACCACATGGATTTTTAGCGGGTAAAGATGCTGCTGAAGAAAAGAAATCTATTGAAGATTACAAAAAACAAAATGCGGAGTATTGGAAAGAAATCATCGGTTCTGAAGGTGATTTCATGTTAGTAGAAGAAAAAGAGAGCGACAATCTATAAAAATATTTTTGTGAAAACCTTATTAGTAGATGGAGATAATTTATTTAAAATCGGATTCCATGGAGTCAAAGAACTATTCGTTAATGGAAATCATATCGGAGGAGTGTACCACTTTATCAATGCCATTAGAAAACAAGTGGACGAATTCAACTACGACAAAGTCATCGTATTTTGGGACGGAGCAGACAACGCATCCAGTAGACGTAAATTATATCCTGACTACAAATTGAATCGTAGACAAGATATGAACGAACACAAGTTCGAATCATACTTGTCACAAAAGAATAGGGTAAAAGAATATTTGGAAGAATGTTTTGTACGACAAATACAAATTCAAGAATGTGAATCAGATGACCTTATTGGATATTATTGTGTAATATCCAATGATGAAGATAAGGTCATTTTTTCTTCTGACAAAGATTATTTACAACTAATAGGTGAGAAAGTTTCTGTATATTCGCCTATTAGTAAAGTTTGGTACAAAAAAGGTGATACAGTAAAAATTTCGGATTTTGAGTTCCCCCATTATAATATATTCACTCTAAAAGTCTTGACTGGTGATAAGTCAGACAATATTGCTGGAATTTATTTTTTGGGAGAAAAAACATTGGTAAAACTATTTCCTGAGATACTTGACAAACCAACATCTGTTGATGATATTTTGACCAAATCAGAACAACTTTTACAAGAAGATAAGAACAATGTCGTTTTACAAAACATACTCTCAGGAAAAACCAAAAGAGGTATATTTGGTGAGGAATTTTTTCAAATCAACAAACAAATTGTTGACCTTAGTAACCCTTTAATCACAGAAGAAGGAAAAGAATTAGTTGAACTTTATCACAAAGAATCTTTAGACCCTGAAGGTAGGGGATATAAAAATCTCATTCGTATGATGACGAATGATGGGTTTATAAAATACCTTCCAAAAAATGATGAAGCGTTTGTAAACTTCATCAGACCATTTATGAAACTTACAAGAAAAGAAAAAAGAAAATACAAAAACACAAACAATTAAAATTATGAAAGAACAAGATGTAACAAAAATGGAGTTTCTCATCACACTCAATGAGAACATTGTCGTACAACGTTTTTACAACGTGAAAGGGTACAATTCAGTAGCTCGTTCCTCGATGGAATTGTACGAGTATGTAAAACGATTGTGTCAAGTTTTCGAAAACGACTTAGAGATGAGAACTGTGATTTACATGTTAGAAAATCAGGATGAAATTATTGAAGACCCACAGATTTTGGAGACATCCAATACTGAAGGTCCCGAGACTTTTAATTTGCATATTAAGGTCGGTGATGAGACAATTTGTCATAGAATTTTTGACGCAAAATTGTACCCACCTAAAATAAGATACACCCTGGATATCCGTCCGCAAGTAAAAAGTATACTTCGCGATTTGACTGACATTTTTTCAGGGCAAAAATTTAATACCACATACTTGAACTACGAGTTGGCTAAGTAATATTTATCAAAACAGTAATAAAATAAACGTAAGTACTATGAATAAAAATTTCGAATATCTGGGACAAAAATTTCAACTACAACTACTAAACTCACTCATCACAGATACGGAATTTGCTAATTCAATCATTGAAGTATTAGAACCAAATTATTTTGAAAGTAAGTACTTTCGTCTTATCGTAAACATGGTTAGGGAGTATTATAAGAAATACAACCACACACCAACATTTGATACCTTAGAACAACTTATTAAGGCTGAACTTGCTCAAGACATGTTGAGTAAGATTGTACTTGATACAGTCAAAGAAATCAAAGACGCACCATTTGAAGGAAATGCCTTTGTACAAGAAAAGTCATTGAAGTTCTGTAAACAACAAGAACTTCAAAAAGTAATGAACAAAGTACAAAAGATTATTGATAATGGTGATTTTGAAAACTACGATAAAGCGGAAGAATTGGTAAGAGGTGCTCTACAAGTCGGACAACGTGATACAGGTCTTAGTGATGTTTTTTCTAACTTAGACGATGTATTGAATGACGACTTTAGACATCCAATCCCAATGGGTATACCTGGAATTGACAACCTATTGAAAGGTGGATTAGCTAAAGGTGAAATTGGGGTTATTTTGGCACCAACAGGTGTTGGTAAAACAACAATTCTTACAAAGATTTGTAACAATGCATTCAATCAGGGATATAATGTTTTGCAGATATTTTTTGAGGATAACCCAAAAATTGTACAAAGAAAACATTTCACTCTGTGGACTGGTATAGCACCGGATGAATTGTCAAATTTCAAAGATGAAGTAATGGAAAAAGTCGATGAGATTAAAAACACAATGACTAATCGACTTATTTTGAGAAAACTACCCTCAGATACTATGACGATGAGTCAAATAAAAAACCAAGTTAGAAAGTTGATTTCTGAAGGTACAAAGGTGGATATGATTCTTTTGGATTATATTGATTGTGTTGTACCTGAAAGTAACTTAGGTGATGAATGGAAAAGTGAGGGTTCCGTTATGAGAGCGTTCGAGGCTATGTGTCACGAATTGAATATTGTTGGTTGGACCGCAACTCAAGGTAACCGTTCGTCTATCTCATCTGAGGTAGTAACAACAGACCAAATGGGTGGGTCAATTAAGAAAGCTCAAGTGGGTCACGTAATTATTTCAGTGGCTAAAACACTCCAACAAAAAGAAATGAAATTGGCAACTATTGCAATAACCAAATCTCGTATTGGTAAAGATGGTGTTGTATTTGAAAACTGTAAGTTTGATAATGAACTATTGGAAATTGATACTGAAAGTTCTGTTACCTTCTTAGGTTTTGAAGAACAACAAGAAGAAAGAAAACGAGAAAGGGTGAAAGAATTGTTGAATAAAAGAAAAGAAAGAGAACAAAGTAAAACTGTATAAAAACTTATAAAGAAATAAAAATGGAAAATATAATTAGTTTAATAGAAAACGAACCACGTTACGTGATAAAAAGAAGTGGTGAAAGAGTTTTATTCGAATCTGAAAAGATAAAAAATGCAATTCTAAAAGCTATGGGTAGCATCGAAAAAGAAGATGAAGAAATGGCTGAGAAGATTGCTAGACTAACTAAAAAAAGTTTATTCAGAAACAATAAAGACCGTATCCCTCATGTTGATGAAATTCATGACATGGTGGAAAATAAACTTATGGATAATGGTTTGAATGATGTTGCTAAAGAATATATCATTTATCGTTCAAAACACCAACCAAATATCTTTACAAAAAGAGTTAACCTAAAACCTTACGAATACCCAAATTTGGTTGAGTATGTTGATGCAATTAGACACTCATACTGGGTACATACTGAGTTTAACTTTACATCTGACATTCAGGATTTCAAAGTTCATTTGAACGAAAAAGAAAAGAATGCAGTACAACGAGCAATGTTGGCTATCTCTCAAATTGAGATTGCGGTAAAAACATTTTGGGGTGACATTTATAAAAGAATGCCAAAACCTGAAATTGGAAATGTTGGTGCAACATTCGCAGAATCAGAAGTTAGACACGCAGATGCATATTCAAATCTTATCCAAGTATTGGGGTTGAATAAAGAGTTTGAAAATTTGTTAGAAGTTCCGGCAATCAGAAGAAGAATTAAGTATTTGGAAAAATCAATTACAAATTCTAAAGCTGTTGAGAATAAAGATTATTTTGAATCTGTTGTTTTATTCTCAATGTTTGTTGAAAACGTATCGTTATTCTCTCAATTCTTGGTTATTATGTCATTCAATAAACATAAGAATATGTTGAAGGGTATTAGTAATGCGGTTGAGGCAACTTCTAAAGAAGAAAATATTCACGCAGAATTTGGATTTGATTTGGTTAATCTAATCAAAAAAGAGAATCCTGATTGGTGGACTGATGAATTAGTTGAAGATTTGATTGATGCGACTATGGAGGCTTATGATGCTGAGTCTGAAATTGTAGATTGGATATTTGAATATGGTGATTTAGATTTCTTGTCTAAAGAACAAACTTTAGAGTTTATTAAACACAGATTCAATCTATCTTTGAATTCAATTGGTATTGACAACATCTTTGAAATTGACCAAAAAGTGTTAGAAACAACAGAATGGTTTGATGATGAAATTTTGACAACAAAACACACCGACTTCTTCAACAAAAGAAGTATCAATTACAGTAAAAAGTCAAAATCAATTACACTTAACGATTTGTTTTAATTTACATTTTTTATTATATTTTATTTTATGAACGAGAGAGAAGCATTTGACTGGATAAATGAAGAGTCAATTACATTCCTTCGCAGAGGATACTTGAGCGAAGGTGAAGAATCTATAGATAGAATTAAAACTATCGCAAATCACGCTGAAAAATTATTAGGTATTGATGGATTTGCAGATAAATTCTACGAATATATGGGTAAAGGATGGTATTCATTATCATCACCAGTATGGGCAAACTTTGGTAAAAAGAGAGGTTTACCTGTAAGTTGTTTTGGTTCAAATATTGGTGATAATATCGAGTCAATCCTATATACCCAAGCGGAAGTTGGTGAGATGAGTAAAATGGGTGGTGGTACTTCAGGTTATTTTGGTAACATTAGAGGTAGAGGTGCTACAGTGACTGATAATGGACACGCACCGGGTTCAGTCCACTTTATGAACTTGTTCCAAAGTGTTGTAGATAATATTTCACAAGGTTCAACTCGTAGAGGTAGATTTTCACCATATCTTCCAATTGAACACCCTGATATTATGGAGTTCTTGGAAATTGGAACTGAAGGATTTCCAATTCAAGATTTGACACATGCGGTCACAGTTAGTGACCAGTTTATGGAAGAAATGATTGCTGGTGATAAAGAAAAGAGGGCTGCTTGGGCTAAGGTAATCCAACGTAGAGGTGAGATTGGTTATCCGTATATTATGTTCAGTGATACTATGAATAATAAAGCACCTGAAGTCTATCGTGACAAAGACATGAAGATTTATAATTCAAATCTTTGTTCTGAGATTGCTCTTCATAACTCTGAAGAAGAATCATTTGTTTGTGTCCTTTCATCAATGAATCTATTGTATTATGATGAGTGGAAAGACACGGATGCTGTTGAGACTATGGTTTATTTCTTGGATGCGGTTGTTAGTGAGTTTTTAACAAAAATTGAAGACATTAGGGATAATGGAACTTTAGAAGGACGAAGAGCGTTTTTCTATTTAGAAAAGGCTTACAATTTTGCTAAAAGACAACGAGCTTTAGGTTTGGGAGTCTTAGGGTGGCATTCATTGTTACAATCTAAAGGTTTACCTTTTGATACAAGAGAGACTGCTAGATTGAACGTTGAAGTTTTCAAACTAATCAAAGACAAGTCATATAAAGCATCGGCTGAGTTAGCGGATATGTTTGGTGAACCCGAAACTTTAGTTGGGTATGGTAGAAGAAATGTTACATTGAACGCTATTGCACCTACAACATCTTCAGCATTTATTTTAGGACAAGTTTCACAATCAATCGAACCTATTTGGTCTAATTGTTATGTAAAAGACGTTGCTAAATTAAAAGTTACAATCAAGAACCCTGTATTGAAAAAATTATTGGGTGAATTGAAAAAAGATAATAAAACAACTTGGGACAGTATTAAGAAAAATGATGGTTCAGTACAACATTTAGATTTCTTGACCGATGAACAAAAAGAGGTTTTCAGAACATTTGCTGAAATCAACCAAGCATCCATTATCAATATGGCTGCGGTTCGTCAGGATTTTATCGACCAAGCACAGTCATTAAATCTTATGATTTCTCCTGATATGCCGACAAAGGATGTAAACAAACTTTTGATTGACGCATGGAAATTAGGTGTAAAAACACTTTATTATCAACACTCAATGAACTCAGCACAGGCATTCGCTAGAAAAAAGTTGAATCTAAACGACCTTCAGTGTGTTGCCTGTGAAGGATAATTGTTGAAAATAACATTTTATGAAAATAAAGAGGACTTCGGTCCTCTTTTTTATTTCTTATAAAAATCACCTGAGTATATTTATGGAAGTATGGCAAATGGTAAGTCTTATGGTATTCAGTTTCCTTTTGGATTACCGACAAAAGGAACTTATGTGCAAATCACAGAAACGGCTGATGCTGAAATCAGAACGGACTTAATTCATTTATTACTTACAAGAAAAGGTTCGAGATATTATTTACCTGATTTTGGTACTAGATTATATGAATATCTTTTTGAACCATTGGATGGTCCAACATTTAGTTCTATTGAGGCTGAGATTAGAGAATCTGTTGGTAGGTATATGCCAAACTTAAAACTTACAAATATTTCGATTACAACTGCGGATGATAATGACTTGAATGCTGGTGATGTTGCTAACTCAAATACCTTCTTAGTACCAGGACCTGGTGTTCCTGAATACACCGCAAAAATAAGAATCGACTATCAAAACACAAATAATACTTTCGCAACAAGTGACTTTGTTGTATTAGTTTTATAATGACAACTATTTAATATAAATGGCTAATAAAAGTATTTCATACACTACAAGAGATTTTCAGGGAATCAGAAGTGAATTACAAAACTACGTAAGAACTTATTACCCTGAATTAATCGACAACTTCAACGACGCATCAATATTTTCCGTGTTTTTGGATTTGAATGCGGCGGTAGCCGATAATTTACATTACCATATTGATAGAAGTATCCAAGAGACAGTTCTACAATATGCACAACAAAGAGGTTCGATTTATAATATTGCAAGAACCTACGGTTTAAAAATGCCAGGTCAAAGACCATCAGTTTCTTTGGTTGATTTTTCTATTACAGTTCCTGCTAATGGTGACAAAGAAGATGAAAGATATTTGGGTGTTTTACGTAGAGGAAGTCAGGTAAATGGTGCGGGGCAAGTATTTGAAGCGGCTGATGATATCAACTTTGCGTCACCATATAATAGTCAGGGATATCCTAACCGTTTAAAAATACCTAACTTTGATTCAGGTGGTAATCTAATAAATTACACAATCACAAAACGAGAGATTGTTGTAAATGGTATTACCAAAGTATTCAAGAAAGTTATCACACCATCAGATGTAAAACCATTCTATGAATTATTTTTACCTGAACGAAATGTGTTGGGGGTAACAAGTGTAATTCAAAAAGATGGTACTAATTATGCCAACACACCATCACCTCAAGAATTTGTTACACTAAACAATAGATGGTTTGAGGTTGATGCTTTAGCAGAAGATAAAGTATTTGTTGAGGACCCAACAAAACCAAGTGACCAACCAGGTATAAAGGTAGGTCGTTATGTTGATGCACCAAATAGATTTATTACTGAGTATACACCTGAAGGTTATTTCAAAATGACTTTTGGTGGTGGTACAAATACCGCACAGGATGCCTTAGACCAATTTACAACATTAGGTGTTCCTTTGAATATACAATTATATTCTAATAATATTTCATTAGGTAATGCGTTGAAACCAAACACAACCATATTCATTCAATATAGAGTTGGTGGTGGATTAGGTACTAACTTAGGTGTGAATGTAATCAATCAGGTTGGACAAGTATCTTTCTTTGTAAATGGACCTTCAGATAATGTTAATAATGCGGTTATCAATTCATTGAGATGTAATAACCCTGTTGCAGCAATAGGTGGGGCTAACTTGCCTACAGTTGAAGAATCAAGAAATTATGTTGGATATAATTTCTCATCACAGAAAAGAGCGGTTACAGTTAATGATTATAATAGTTTATTGAGAAATATGCCGTCCCAATTTGGTGCACCAGCTAAAGTGGCGATTACTGAAAATGATAATAAAATTAATATTCAATTATTATCTTATGATACCACAGGTAAACTAACCTCAACCGTATCTAATACATTGAAACAAAACGTTGCCAATTATTTATCAAATTATAGAATGATAAATGATTATATTTCAGTTCAAACTGCACAAGTAATTGATTTGTCATTTGAAATTTCTGTTGTATTAGATGCAACCCAAAACCAAGGCGCTATCATTAGTGATATTATTGATGTTGTAAATACTGCTTTGAACCCACTGAATAGACAGTTAGGACAAAACGTTTATATATCAGAATTGAGAAGAGATATCCAAGACCAAAATGGTGTTATATCTGTATCAGACATTTCTGTATTCAATAAGGTTGGAGGTAAATATTCATCATCTGAAACATCAATGCAATATATTGACCCACTTACTAAAAAAATTGGTCCTGTTCACGATACAATTTTTGCACAACCAAACCAAGTGTATCAAGTAAGATTTCCTAACACTGATGTAACTGTTAGAGTACTTAATTTGTCATCAGTTACCTTTGCGGGACAAACAAATCAGTAATCAATTTATTTATTGACTAATAAAACTATTATTTGAAAATAGAGGATAAACTATTTATCAAATAAAATTACATGCCTAAATCTTATAGAATACAAACAGAAGTCGGTGTTGATAAAAACATACAAGTTCAAATAGACCAAGAGTTTGACGAACTTGAAATTTTATCACTTAAGATAAGACAAAGTGATGTATATTCTAAAGACTGTTCTCAGTATGGGGTTGTAACAGGTAGGGTGTTAGCTAATGGTGGTTTTGGTATACCAAATGCGAGGGTTTCTATTTTCATACCACTATCTGATGAGGACCAATTAAATCCAGTACTATCAACTTTATATCCATATAAAAATTTTAGTGACCTAAATGAAGATGGGTATAGATACAATCTATTACCTTATGTACAATCACATTCAGGACATAACCCAACAGGAACATTCCCCGATAGAACGGATGTATTGTTTGATGAGAGTGTCATTGAAGTTTTTGACAAATATTACAAGTTTACTGTAAAAACAAATTCAAGTGGCGACTATATGATTTTAGGTGTACCTGTTGGTACACATACACTTGTATTAGATTTAGATTTGTCCGACATTGGTGAATTTTCTTTGAGTCCTCAAGACTTGATACGAATGGGGGTTGCAACAGAATCTCAAGTATCGGGTACAAGATTCAAGTCATCGGAAAATTTGAATTCATTACCACAGATTGTTAATTTGAATAAAGCATTGGATGTTGCACCATTGTGGGGACAACCTGAAACATGTCAAATTGCAATTTCAAGGGTTGATTTTGATTTGAGGGAAGAAGCCAATATTGATATACAACCAACAGCAATTTTTATGGGTTCTATGATATCATCACCTGATGATACAAAATTATCAACATATTGTAATCCAAAAAATAGATTAGGTAATTTATGTGAACTTATAACAGGACCTGGTGAAATAATAGGACTAAGACAAACAATATTTCAGGGTGATGATGGGTATCCATTATTGGAGGTTGCTGATTTGCCAAACAATGGTAATCTAATTGATGAGGATGGTGTGTTTATGTTTGACTTACCAATGAATTTAGATTACGTGGTAACTAATGAGTTTGGTGAAAGAATTTTCTCGGACAACCCTGAGATTGGAATACCAACATCTGCAAAATATAGATTTAAACTAAAATGGAAACAACCAAATACATTAAATGTTGATGTAAAAAGACCATATGTTTTAGTTCCAAATATTAGAGAATATGGTTGGAATTCTACAGGTAGTGCTGCTAACTCAACAGATATTGAGAAGTCTTATGCTTTTAGTTTAGATTGGTCTGCATATACTAGTCCCGATGCTGCGGTAAATTGTGAAGATACCTTCTATAAGTTTCAGTATAATAAAGTATACACTGTTTCTCAGTTCATTGATAACTTAAGTGGTGAAGAAGATAATCCTTATTTGTTTATTTCAAATATATTTGGTAGACGAGAAAGGTTTGTTGGAATCAAAGAAATAACAAGTAGGGATTGTAAAAGTACTAATAACGAATTCCCAACAAACGACGCTGTTAGGAATTTTAATTTACAATTTTTTATAGTTTCTATTTTATTTCAGATATTACAAATTGTAATGTTGCCTTTGATATTCATATATCACGTAATATCATTTCTATGGAATTCATTTCTAATACCAACAGCAATTATACTATTAGTTCTTGCCGGATTCCAAGTTGCTGGTGAGATATCCGCGGCGTCTGCGGCTATCGCATCTTCAGCGTTAGGAGGTTGGGGTAACTTTTTATTGGCATTACCATTCGCAGCCAAGGCAACTGCTTGGTCTGCTTTTGGTATTGGATTTGCGGTTTTGGCAACAAAACTATATGGGACCAAATTTCCACCTATCAGATTACCAATGATAACATATCCTGATTGTGAGGCTTGTGATTGTGGTACATCAGAAGGTGAATCTAATGGTAGCGCAAATTTTGGTTCATCATCTTTAGTACAAACAAGTGGTTCCATTTATAAAACAGAAAATATTACTTTCCCGTACAATGGGAATGATTGGGCTGCCGACCCAGATGACAATGACTATGGAACTAAAATAGGTTTGTACCAAGCTGGTATTGTGTCAATATTGGGTGGATTGTCATATCCTAAAGAAAGAACAAGGATGCCTGGTATTGGAGATAAAGTAGATGGTAAAAGATTTTGGTCTGACGAATTAACACTATCTGAAAGAATCAATAAATTTAATCTAAAACAAAATTACTTTAATAATGGTTCAAACAGGGTAAAAATTTATATAGAACCTAATGTAAGTTCAAATTCAGGTAAATACCACTTTGATAATACTCTAACAATTTTTTCACAACCAGGAATTACATATTCACCTGGTGATTTAATAACATTTGTGAATACTTCTAATTCACAAGATATTAACGTACTTAGTGGGGTTACTAATGAATTACAAACAAATTCAATTACTGGTACATCACAAACACTTACACAAGTTACAGTTCCGTGGTGTTATATGTATGATTATTTTTTACCACAATCCACGACTTATAATTTTACAGGTAATACAACCGCATCAACAATTTATCACCAATACCCAACAGACATTGAATACTGTCAAGTTATTACCGCAATAACAGTATCTGAGGCACGAACCATTAGACAAAACTCTGGGGGTAGTGTTGCACTTACTTCTTTTTGGGATGTTATAAATGGTGGTATGAATATTAGAAATGAAAATAACACTAATGCGGATAAAAAATTTGTTGCATTTCCAAATGTAATCGATGGGTTTGATGACCAAGTAATCCTTATTCTACAACGAGGTGTTGACCCATATTCACCGTTATTTGAAACAAAGGTTGGTATTGGTAAACTATTAGGTAAAACTAATGAAGACGTCATTCAAGTAACCGCGAATCTAAGATTAAATGTACCTGTACAGGCTTTACCTAACACATCAACATTTAGTTTGACAAGACATAATATTGGAACTAATAACGTTTCAACAACAGGGTATCTTTTTCACCCATCTTATTTCTATGAGCCTGGTACTGGTTATAGTGCATATACAACATCTGCAACCACACTGTACTCAAGAATGGATGGTAGTGCCGGTACGTTCTCACCATTCCCTAGTTCTCAAAAACCACTAAGTCAAGTTTCAAACATATCGGCTAACAGAGTAAAAAGTAATACAAGTGATAATGATTTATACACAACAACATCAACTCAAAGATTGTATAAGTACATTTCAAGTGACATCTTAGATGGTGGGTCTTACATGTATTTTGATAGAGATGGTTGGGGTACTACTAAGTTTGATAGAGATGCCTACTATTCACCAGTTTATAATGCGATAACTGATACAATTAATATGTCAGATAAAACTCGTGTTATCATGAGAAGTGATAGATTACCAACATCAGATAAAAAAGAGACCGTTGGTGGTAATTCGTACGTATTACAACAAAACTTAAATTTTGCAATTTATAATGTCACAAATCCACAAGAATTGAATGTCGGATTCAATGGGTACTCAACAGGTGCTTCATTAGGTGGTGATGGTATTTCAGATAATGACTTTTTAGGTACTAATGTTCTAAATTCTTATAGCTGTGAGAACATGGTTTCTTTAGATTGTTATAGTGGTGATGGATATAACTTTGGTGTTATTGAGAATTGTGATGGTGATTATGTTCAAAATGGTTGTTATGTGTTAGTAACGAGACCATTTGTCTCATTATTCAAAGACTTCGGGTATGTTAATGAATGGGGATATAGATTTAGATTTTTTTATGGAATTTGTCAGGGTGTAATATCTGACGTATTCTCAAATAACTGGGTGAATGGTACTGTATATACATTTCCAATACAAATTGATAACTATTACAATGGGAACCCATTTAGTCCTAATTTCAATCAACCAATTAGTGAATATTGTCAAAAAGCGGTTTATTTCCATTCACCGACAAATAACTTCTATCTGAGGTCGACTCCGTATTATTCAGGTGCAACACAATCACTTTCTAAATTTGTGGGTGCATCACCATTGACAGGTGCCTATAACCAAAGAGAAATTTTATTCCCAACAACAATTATGGATTTGGGTCCAAGAGATTTTTACCTCAAAGAACTTATTGGTTCACCATCTTATAATGGTTATGCGGTATCTGGATTAACAACTACATCTTATGGTGATTTGAGTGATATATTGAATGTTTTCTTATTGACAAGAATAACAAATACAGGATTTTTATCACAACTATTTAGTGCGGGAAATGCATCAATAAATGGATTATTTGACCAAAGAAAAAACTCATTTAATAACGCTTATGGTAGAATTGATGGTGATTATGCACAACTATCATCAATAAACTCCCAAGTTGGTGTAATAAAATTCAATAAAAATTATTATGGAACGGGTAATCAAATCATCGTTGCTGGTAATAACAATGACAATGTTATGTTGGGTATTTTCTTTTCATCATCAACATATGATATCCAATTAATGGACAATTTCTCACCTGGTAGAAACATCATTGATATTGCTAACGTACAGGTTTTAGATACATACGGATTCAACTCACAAGATGTACCAATGTTCCAATGGAATATACAATCTAATACATCGTTCAATACTATTTTTGGTTCACAAAGAAACAGTTGGGCAACATCTAGAACGGATATTTATAGTTCTAAGTATCAAGGATTAGATAGAATATCTTCAAATTATTTCCAAAATGGAAATAGGTCAACAACTTATAATATTAGAGGGTACATATTTGCTCAAGACCAAAATGGTGATTTGACAACTAGTACTCAGGGTATTACACAAGGAAAGAAAGTCGTGGGTGCACCATGGCACTTCTACTTTGGGTTACAAAGAGGTGCATCAGCATTTGATAAATTCGCCAAAATTTATATAACAGACCCAAATGAGCTCTAATGATACGCAAATAGTTTTAGGTTCTCTTAGATATAAATCTAGTACTAATCAGGATTTATTCATACAGGTTCCACTAACATCTGAACAATCTGAAATGATTGAATCAGATAGAACTATTGTTGTTAATTCTGCGGAACAGTATGATATTGAAAGACAAGAGTCTACAACATTTAGACTTAGTGCCAAAATAAATTACATTTATGATAATGATGTGTTGGGTACGACAACATATCCAATCTTATTGAATAATCTTTATTATTACAATCCATATCAGTCTTTTGTTACAGGTCAATGGAGTGGTTTTCCGCAATATCACGAGTTCGATTTAATTAGAAATGATGTAAACACACAACAAGTTAATTTTATACCTAAAAGTGCGTCGACATATAATTGGAACGTGATGCTTAGTTATGCGTATGAAAATAACACAACAAAACAAATGCGGTATGAATCACCAGAATACAATATAAATTGGGTTTGCAGTGATGGAATACCTTTTAGAATAACTCAAGAAAGAAATAACGGACAAAAAGTTTTGAAATTCACATGCCCAATGCCTCATGGTTTATCCGTTGGTGAATATGTGATTTTGAATTTTAATTATAACGGAACTAACGCATTCCAAGTTGACTTTATCGGAGATGATTATTCAAACAATAGGGAATATGTTTTTGGTTTAATAGACATTGGTTACACAGGAACAACATTTGGTGATGGTGTTACTGGTACATTTAGAAGATGTATAACAATTACAAATAGTGCTGAAACAACATCAAATTATTATGTTAGAAGACATAAGATTATAAAACCAATCCAAGAAACTATTTTAGAAAAAGCTGGATATGAACTAAATCCTTTTAGGGATGATACACAATATGAACAAAGTGCGTTCACACCAAATAATGTTGCTAGAATTTCTAAAAAGAATAACTCACAAGCGTACACTGTATCATTCAAAACCGATTTAGGTATTGATGGTATTTTAGACAATCAAAAAAGACCTATTAGTGAATTGTACTATTCATTCTTCCATAGAGGTTATTTTGGACTTTTTTATGACAATGATATTGTTGGATTAAAAGAAGGTTGGAAGTTCAATGTCGGAACAGGTACTACGTGGTGGGATAAAAATAATCCCGATTCGAATAGTAGTTTGAATTTGTTGAACTACTCAAAAACTGTAAATGGTAATACGTATCAGTTCAATTATAATGAAACACCAAATGAGGGTGATGTTTTTGATGGTGATTTTTGTGAGTGGAATAACTACACAATGATTGAAAGAGTTATTTCAAATATGTACCATAAAATTACATATAACCAACAGATTTTTAATACACAACCATCTCAAACTACAAACTATTACGGGTTCTATTATCAACCATTCCATCCAACAACAATAAAAGTATTTTCTTCATACATTGAGGATGCGGTTGCCACAAACGCGAGTAATGTACCAACATATTCGTATTTCTCTGAATCAACAAATAGGTTTAGATGGAGAGACATTTATCCGTATGGTGTTGTTGATGAATTTAATAATGGTGTCGATTACCCATATTTGAATTCTGCACACTATCCTTTTGAGAATATTATTTTCAGATTAATCCCTGAAGGTGTTAATTATAATATACAATCCTTCATAATAACTGACCCTGTAATCGATGACTGTGAATAAATATAAAATAACGATACCAACAGGAACTACGGAATTCAACTTCGTGGTGGATATGTCTTGGGATATGTTAGCTCGTGATAATGAAATTAATGCTTATGAAAATAAAGTATTGGCTTTGTTATTGGGTGGGGATACTGATTTTGAATTAAATAGGTTTGAACATTGTGAACATGATAATGGTACTTTTATTAATTATGAATTTTTCTTTACATCGGCAACAACAATAACAAACAACACTGTTTGGGAGAGTACATATTTACAACAAGGATTTAGTGTACAAGATTTATATTATGCAAAACCTGCATTTGTGAATTCATTTTTTAAATTAGACTTTTATGACACAACTAGTGAAACAACACAAAATAGTTATCTAACAATCATATTACCAACAAGTCAAGGTGAAACACAACCGGCTCAATTACAAAGAGGAGTTAATGTTGAAATTCGTAAACCTTATTTTCATTTAGATTTTATTGGTGACAAAGAAGGTTTTTTTCTTTATTGGTTGAAAGATTTAGAATATTTAGGTATTACAACATTTTACATGTCTGTAAAATTCTATGACGCAAAAATTGGGTCATTTGTTAAAATGATGAATGAACCACAAAATGCGTCAGGAACTGGGTATTATAATTTTGATGGAAGTGAAAAATTTTATTACAAAGTATTGTTAGATTACCCAAATCAATGTTATAGTGTTCACACAATGGACAATACACGTGTTGGTGATTCTGAAACTAATACAATAAAATGGTATGAATATGTAAACCCTACAGGTAATAGTAATGAATCGGTAGTACCATCAACACCTAGTACCACACCATCTAACACACCTAGTGTTACACCAACTGTTTCATTATCTGAATCACCTACACCCACACCAACTGAAACACCTTTAGTCTCTAGTACGCCAACTACTACACCAACTGAAACTGTAACACCAACTGCAACGCCAACTGAAACTGTAACACCAACTGTTTCTGTATCTGACACGCCAACACCTACACCAACTGTATCAGTATCTGACACGCCAACTGCAACGCCAACTGAAACTGTAACACCAACTGTTTCTGTATCTGACACGCCAACACCTACACCAACTGTATCAGTATCTGACACGCCAACTGCAACGCCAACTGAAACTGTAACACCAACTG